GGAGATGGCAACTAAAAAGGTCATCTCTCAGTTCGGCGGAATGTGGGACATTCTTTATGTAGCACACAGCGCCATGAAGCGTGAAGCAGGCGGTAAGCCGACTAAGACATTAGATCAATGGATGGAATCTGTTGACGATGTTGAAGTAGGTGAAGGAGACCCAAAAGTCATCCAAGAGGAAGCGTAAGCCGACTCTTAGTTGAACTGGCAATAGCCACTCAGATTCCTATGGATCATTGGCAAAGTGCCGAGGATATTCTTACAGCTATTGAAGTACTAGAGGAGCGTAATCGTGGCAGATGAAGTAATTGCCTTCGATAAGACGGAACTTCGCATGGTATTTAAGGCTCTAAAGAATATGAGTGAGGAAGCCAACGATGAGGCTAAGCGCCAGTCAGGTGCTCTAGCTGAGTTTGCTCGAGATGAAGTTATCCAGAAGGCTAACTCAATCCAGAGCAGCAAGGTTGCAGGCCGAATTGCTCAGGGTTCTCGTGTTAAGAAGTCCAGCCGTATCGGCGAGATTACTTACGGCTTCGCTTCTCAGAAGTTCTCAGGTGGGGCAACCACTAGAGATATCTGGGGCGGTTCAGAATTCGGTTCTAATAAATTTAGGCAGTTCCCCGTATGGTCAGGCCGAGAAGGTCGAGGCTCTAAGGGCTGGTTTATCTATCCAACGCTTCGCAAGATTCAACCGCAGATCGTGGCTAGATGGACTGAATCATTCAGCAAGATACTTAAGGAGTGGGGATAAATGGCTACAGGTACAAGAGCGTTAACGCTCAAGCTGCTTGCCGATGTCGATAACTTCACTAAGAATCTTGACAAGGCAGATAAAGATGTCGCTACCTTTGGCGATAAAGTTGCTAAGTTTGGCAAGATAGCCGGAGCAGCCTTTGCAGCTGCCGGTGCAGCAGCAGTAGCCTATGCAGGCAAGTTAGCCATTGACGGCGTTAAGTCAGCCATCGAGGATGAAGCAGCGCAAGCCAAGTTAGCCAATACTCTACGCAATGTCACTAAAGCAACTGATGACCAGATAGCCTCGACAGAGGAATACATCCTTCAGACTTCCCTGGCTACAGGTGTTGCAGATGACGAGCTTCGCCCATCGCTAGATCGTTTAACTCGAGCCACTAAAGATTTAGACAAGGCGCAGCAATTACAGACCCTTGCACTCGATATTGCGGCTGGTAGCGGTAAGTCTCTTCAGGCCGTTACAGAAAGCCTCTCAAAGGCTCAAGAAGGCAACCTAGCAGGCCTTAGCCGCTTGGGTGTAGGACTTGATAAGGCTGAATTAAAGACCCTTACATTCGACCAGATAACCGCTAAATTAGCCGGTACTTTCGAGAACCAGGCTTCTAAGCAAGCAGACACATTCCAAGGAAAGTTAGCACGCCTTACAGTAGCCTTCGATGAAGGCAAGGAAACAGTAGGCGCTTATATCCTTGATGCGATTACTCCTATGGTTGAAGCTTTAGTTAAGAATGTTATCCCAGCAATTCAGGACTTTACTTCTAATTTAGGCGATAAACTCGCTCCGGTTATGAAGGTTATCCAGCCAATCATTAACGGCTTACGATCAGCCTTTAGTTCTGTACGAAATGCTCTTGCTGAGAACAATGACGAGCTGCGCCCGTTCTTTAACCTTATTAAGAACATTACAGATTTCGTGGTTACTTATATGGCACCGGCTATTGGCCAGACATTAGGCTTAGCCTTTAAGGCTCTAGGTAAAATCCTAGAAGGGGTTATTGACACCTTCGCTAGTTTCGTCTCTAAGATTACAAAGATTTATGACACCATTACAGGAATCCTTGATGCTATTAAGGGTGCTGGTTCAGCAGTAGGTAACTTTATATCTGGCGCTTCATTCCCAACAGGGGCTACATCTCCATCGACTCCTGTTACTCCAAGCGCACCTTTACAGACTCCTTCGCTTCCACGCTATATTGCAGCAAGCAGCGGAAACACTAATATCACAGTTAACGGCGCAATCGACAGCGAGTCAACTGCTCGGCAGATCGTAGGACTTCTCAACGATTCCTCAGCTCGAGGAACACTCGGTGGCTCTGGACTCGTATTCGTATGACCGCCTATACACCTTCCTATAAAGTCATAGTCGGTGGCGATGAAGTCACAGATGTAACTATCGCTAACCTTACGGTTACTTCAGGCAGAACCGATATCAATGTCCAGCCACTAGCAGGCTATTGCCAGTTGCAGTTATTGAATCTTGATAACTCAAGCTATAACTTTACGGTTGGAACTGGGATAGCGGTAGAAGTAACTAACTCATCCGGAACTTATGTCCCTATCTTCGGTGGCTATATCTCAGACTTCACCATTGCCGTCAATAGAGCCGGTGACCTTGGCTACACCACCGTAGCAACCATTACAGCTCTTGGAGCCTTATCTAAACTTCCTAAGATTATTGATAACGGAATCTTGTCCCAAGACTTCGATGGTGACCAGATTTACACACTTCTATCTGGCTACCTCTTGGGGCAATGGAATGAAGTTCCAGCAGCTCAGACTTGGGCTACCTATGACCCTACAGAAACTTGGGCTAATGCCGTAAATATCGGCTTGGGCGAAATTGACCAGCCGGGCGATTATGAACTCATTGCACGATCATCGAGCAAGACAGACCTATATTCACTTTGCACAGATATTGCTAATTCAGCCTTCGGTGTTCTCTATGAGGATGCAAACGGCAATATCGGCTATGCAGATCAGACTCATCGACAGGATTACTTGGCGGCCAATGGCTACACAACCTTGGATGCCAACCATGCCAACGGAATAGGACTAGCTGCGACCATTCGCGCAGGAGACCTAAGAAATTACTTTAACATCATCTACAATAACAATGGCAACCAGTCATATTTAGCTGAGGATACAGAAAGCCAGTCTCTTTATGGCGTTTATGCAGAATCCTTCACTTCTCGAATTAAACACACATCAGATGCTGAGGCATTGGCAGATCGTTACATTGAGCTCAGAGCCTACCCTTACCCTAAGTTTCAGAGTATTACCTTCGTGCTTGGAAATCCGGAAATTGATAATGCCGACAGAGATGCCTTGATAAATATATTTCAAGGTCAGCCGGTCTGGATTCAGAACCTTCCGCCTAACATCACCGGCGGTTCATTCCAAGGCTACATCGAGGGCTGGACTTTCAGGGCAAGCCTCAATAACCTCAGCCTGACTTTCAACGCTTCTCCAATAAACTTCTCCCAAGTTGCGGTAAAATGGGAACAGGTAAATGCAGCGGAGACTTGGAACACACTTAATACCAGCCTAACCTGGCTAAATGCGATTGGAGTAGTAGCGTAATGGCAACAACAACCACGAACTTTGGGTGGGATATCCCTCAGTCGACAGACCTAGTAAAGGATGGCGCTACCGCTATTGCTGCACTTGGCCAAGATATCGACACAGCCCTAGTTGACCTTAAGGGCGGCACTACAGGACAAGTATTAGCCAAAGCATCAGGCACAGACCTCGATTTCTCTTGGGTCGCTCAAGATGATTCAAACGCTATTCAGAACGCTATTGTCGATGCTAAGGGTGATCTCATTGGCGCAACAGCAGCCGATACACCAGCACGCCTAGCAGTTGGCACTAACGGCCAAGTTCTTACAGCCGATTCAGCTGAATCAACTGGACTTAAGTGGGCTGCGCCAGCATCCGGAGCAGTAACTTTTATTGCTAGAACAACTTTCTCGGGCGTTGCATCTCAAACTTTTGATTCAGTTTTTACATCTACTTATAAGTCTTACATGGCAATCATTGAAAACTTTAACGGATCAGCAGGCGGAGATGATTTACAGCTGCAATTCCGCTATGGAACTACTACAAGAACAACAAGTTATTGGGGTGGTTCTTGGACTACATTTAACAATAGTGCAACTCAGGCTATTGGAAATAGCAATGATTCTTTTGCAAGCATACTTCCTGGAAGCGGAGCTTCGGGTTCACCTTTAAGCGCTACTCTTTGGTTTAACAGAGTTGGTAATGCAAACGAGAAGCCTATGGTTCGAGGAAATGCTTTTAATACAGATTCAGCTGGTCAATCTGTATTCGGTGCTTATGTGAATGACACTTCTAACACTTACACAGGTTTCTTACTCAAAGCAGAAAATGGCGGCAACATTGCCGGAACAGTAGCAATTTACGGATTGGCGACAGCATAATGAAAATTGGAATTTACAACCACGAAACAGGCGAGCAAGAAGTTCGCGACATGACTCCAGAAGAAGTAGCCAACATTGAGGCCGATGCACTTGCAGCAACTGAAAAGCAGGCAGCCAAAGAAGCCCAGGCAAAAGCTAAAGTAGCAGTCTTGGAGAAGCTAGGACTTACAGCAGAAGAAGTTGCTGCTCTCTTGGCATGACCCCAAAACTATGCAAAGCCGGACAACAGTTAAGGCTTCAGATAGATGATTCTTACAGTTCAAGGGATAAGTCCAGCGATGGGTGGCTTGGCGATTACCGTCATTCAACGCGTGCTTCTGACCACAATCCTAATGAACAAGGTATCGTCAGAGCCATTGATATTGACCGGGATTTATCTGGTAAAGCAAAGCCCGACCTCATGCCTGACCTTGCAGATCAGATACGACTCTGCGCAAAGTCTGACAAGAGAATTAGTTACATCATCTTCAACAGCAAAATTGCTTCCTCTCGCATGGGCTGGCGCTGGCGTAAGTATTCTGGAATCAATCCGCATACTAAGCATTGCCATATTTCTTTCACTCCAAAGGGCGATGCAGATGGCTCGTTCTTTAATATCCCAATGATAGGCGGCACAGTATGAACATGAAGAACCCAGCAATCCTTACAGCAGGAGCGTTCCTAGCTGCATGGGGAGCATCTAACTTTGCACTCGATTATCGTTCAGTTCTTTGGGCGGTTCTAGCAGGCGTGTTCGGATACGCAACTCCTAAGAAGTAATGAGCGCGGTAGATTACTCGGCTATTGCCGTTGGAATTGTTACTGTCCTTGGCGGCACAGCTGCGTTTCTACAGTTTCTAGTTAAGCATTACTTAAATGAACTTAAGCCCAATGGCGGCTTGAGTATTAAGGATCAGGTTAATCGACTGGAAGCGCGTGTCGATACAATCATCGAGCTGTTAGGTAAGTAACACTTTATCTAT